TAATGGAGTTTGATAAAAATTCCAGCGACGGCAAATTAACACCGTTATGGCACCAACTACGCGCACACATTATGGAAGTGCGCCCAGTAATGCTGGTGGTAGATACAGCAGCCGACACTTTTGGCGGCATTGAGATAGACCGCCAACAAGTGCGTCGTTATATCCAGGGCGCACTAACAAGCCTGGCCATTGAGTTTAACCTGGCGGTCGTGCTATTGGCACACCCTAGCGCCGCCGGCCTATCTAGTGGCCAAGGCACTGGCGGCTCGACCGCCTGGAATAACACCCCACGCGCGCGCGTTTTTATGTATAAAAATCCTGAAAAAGGCTGTATTACTTTTAAGTTAATGAAAAATAACTACGGCCCAGTGGGTGAAGAAATAGACGTTTATCACAACGGCGAGGGCTTTGTGCCCTGGGGTAAAACGGAAACTTTGGGCTATGTTGACGAGCTAAAAGCTAGAGAAAACGTCAAATGGGTCAAGGAAATGATCCACGAATGTTGGGCTAAAAAGATAAATATTTCATTCCACCCGCGCGCCAATTACGTCGCTAGTCAGCTAATGAAAATGGCCAAAATGGAGCAATACAACATCACCAAAAGTGCAATAGAAGACATTGCAAACGACTTGCACAAGGCCGGCACATTGGAAGTTTTAGACCGTGGCCATGGCAAATCAAGTGGCAGCACAATGCGGATTTTAGGGGCGTAACCATGCTTTATTCCACCTTTTTATGCCAACCTATTAAGTGCGTTTCGGGGTTAGTAACCACTAACAAAAAAGGTGGCGTAGAGGGTGGCGTAGAGGGTGGCGTAGCACTTTTGAAAAGGTGGCGTAGGGTGGCGCAGAAAACAACAACCCATACGTGGCGCGGGTTTCAGCCGGTGGCGTAGGGTGGCTTATCTTAGGGTGGCGTAACTATATATCAATAGATATATATGGGGCTCTATAGAGCGCCCCAATATCTAATGAATATAAGGAAAAAAAGCGCGGGCTTGAAAATGGACGTAAAAATTAAAGGAGTTGGTTTTGGTAGATAGCAGAAGAAAAGGCGCTAGCGCAGAGCGAGAAGTTGCAGGATTAATTGCATTGCATATTGGTGTCAAATTAAAGCGTAATTTGGAGCAAACGCGAGCCGGTGGCCACGACCTGGTAGAAGACGGCGAAGACCAAAACTGGCCTATAGCCCTAGAGATTAAAAACTACGCCGAAGCTAGACCAGGGCAGATTAGCCAATGGTGGGAACAGACCACCAGGCAAGCGGCCATTGCCAAGCAAATACCGTGCCTTTGGTACAAGGACCGACGCCGCTGGCGCGTGGTGATGCCAGGCTATGTGGTGATGCCAGACGTGCCCTGGGGGGCGCTGGAGGCGTACACAATCACCGTGACGCCAGAAATGTTTTACGCAATCTATCGGGAAATCATAGCAGAGGGGCTTTTATTTGATTCAGCCAAAGACGTATGAATATAACGGACAGCAAGCAACCATTGCGGAAATCGCAGAGCGAAGCGGCCAGCCGGCCAATCGCATACGGCGACGCATGGCTAGGGGGTGGTCCGTTGAGGACGCCGCAAGCCGCAACAAAATGTCGAGCAGTGCAGCGGGTCGTATCGGTAAGCGTCGCAGCCCATGGATACGCTCATATAAATAAGGTGACGAAATGGACCTAAGTATCAGCAGCAATATAAAAGCAGTATCGCGCGGCCTGGATAAAGCCGCCAAGAAACAAATTCCGTTTGCCGTGGCGCAGACATTAACCGCGCTGGCGTTTGAGGCCATGCAAGAAGAAAGGAAGCAAGCGTCCAAACATATACATATGCCTAAGCCGTTTACCGTAAAGAGTTTTTTGTATAAACCAAAAAAGGTAAATAAGAAAAAACTAGAGGCGTGGGTTTATGTAAATAAAGCAGACACCGAGCGCAAGTATATGAAATTTTTAATTCATGGCGGCATATCTAGAGGCAAAGGTGGCCGCGCGCTATTGCACCCCACCACGCACACTAAATTAAATAAGCACGGCAATATGCCGGGCGACAAACTCCACCGTAAAACCGTCGTTAAATCATTGGCCAAAAAGGCGAAGTTTTTTAGCGGCATACCTAAAGGCATGGCCGGCCAAGAAAACAACGGTATTTGGCAACGTTACGGTAAGAAGAAACACCCACGCATACGCATGGTGGCTCAGTGGAAGCCGAGCCGCAAATACGTGGCTAAGTTCCCGTTCTACGAGATAGCCGGCCAAGTGGTTGTTGGTCGAGCCAATAAGATATTTAACAAACAATTTGAACGCGCCATGTTAAGCGCGAAGTAATAACAATTAATCGGGGGCAGTAATGAGTGCAAAGGATAAGCCAGTAAGCAAGCCAACAAATGAGAAGTTTGCGGATAACTACGACCGAATCTTTGGCAAGAAGGTAAAGCTAAAAGACCGGGTGAAGTTAGGCGTTAGCCCTAGCTGCGATTGTACGTTTGAGGATTGCCGCAAGGAGTGCGAGAAATGAGCAAGCGCAAAGCAAACAACCCACGGCGACGCATGGAGCGACTAGGCAAAGCGGTATTAAAAGGCTGCGCCATTAGCTATATCGGCGGCGATGGCGGCCTCTGCAAAATGGTGGACATTAAAACACAGCGATCTTTTAAGCCTGGGCCAGCTATTGCCAAGACGATCGAAGCGGGCCGCTATTCATGGTCTATTATATGCGCCGTGTTTTGCCGCGATCAAACCGGCAAGGAGTATATGAAAAGCATCGTAATTAAATCAACCGAGCCGCGACAGCAAGACGAATTGCTGGACGTGTTACACGATAATCACAAGAATTTGTTAGGCGAGTGTAACGCTGCGCATACGGTTAGCGTGGGCTGGTTAGCGTCACCGGTCGGCCATGAGTGGACAGAGAAAGAAGCCGGCGACATATTCACCAAGCTAAACGCCTGGGACTTTGTGGCTAAGTGGGAGCAAGCAGCGTGAACCGGGTCGTGAGTTGGTTTAGTTGCGGGGCCGCTAGCGCAGTGGCAACAAAGCTGGCCATTAGCGAGGGGCTACCCGTAACAGTTGTTTATTGCGAGGTTATCGAAGAACACCCGGACAATAAACGCTTTTTAAAAGATTGTGAGGCATGGTTCGGTCAAAAAATTACTATTATTGGCAACGATAAATATAAGCGGTCTATATACGAGGTGTTCAATAGAACGCGCTATTTGGCGGGGCATGGCGGGGCACGGTGCACACTTGAGCTAAAAAAGAATGTGCGTAAGGCGTTTGAGTTGCCAGCAGATAGACAGGTTTTTGGCTACACAGTAGAAGAACAACACAGGGTTGACCGTTTTATTGACGCTAACAATGACGTTGATCTAATAACGCCATTAATAGACCGAGGGCTAACAAAGCCAGATTGCTTGGCCATGCTCGAAAATGCAGGTATTGAGCTACCGGCAATGTATAAGCTGGGATATAAAAACAACAATTGTTGTGGTTGCGTTAAGGCTCAGTCGCCAGCCTACTGGAAAAAGATAGCGATTGATTTTCCTAAATACTTTGATTTGATGGTGGCACAGGAACAGCGTCTAGGTGTGAAGATATGCAAGACCACAATTGACGGTGTGGCCGATGTGCGCATACCGCTTACTGAATTGCCCGACCGAATCAAACCAATGGACGACAGTTTGGACGCGCAGTGTGGGATATTTTGCCATATGGCAGAGAATGAATATAAGGGGGCGGCGTGAATAGGGTGGACGTATTAATAGGTGCGGAGAAGTTAATCAATGGGCAGCGCGCCCAGGACTATGGCGACGCGCGCGACAACTTCGGACGCATTGCCATGATGTGGACCGCAATACTCGACCAGGACATAGAGCCGGAGCAAGTGGCCTTGTGCATGGCAGCGTTAAAGATATGCCGCCTGGTGGGCACGCTGGACCACTCAGACAGTTGGATGGACTGTGCCGGTTATATTGCACTCGGTGGCGAGCTAGCGACGGCTGAATAAAACTGATGGGACTAGCGTGTCAGCAAGCATAAGTGCGCTAGCACCAGTGAGGTACAAAACGTGCTAATTAAAGGTGTTTTGTGTGCGTTTTAGCCAAGGTACTCCCAGAAGCATTGGTATAAGGGTGTTTCAGGAGCGCGTTATTTAATTAGTTATCATTTTTACCAAAAAGGAAACGACCATTTTGATGGAATTTAACAGGGCACAAATTGCCGAGGCATTCGGCGTCGAATTAACCAGCGTGGACAAATGGCGTCGAGGCGGTTGCCCATCCGAAAAAGTCGGTAAATCGGTTATCTTTAGCGTGCGCGAAGTGAGCGATTGGCTGCGCGCCAGGGATATGGAAAGCAGCGGCACGTTAGATTTAAGCCAGGAGCGCGCGAAGCTGACCAAACTCCAGGCAGAAAAAGCGACGCTAGAGCTAGAACAACAGCGCGGGAACCTTATTCCGATGGAGCTAATCATAGAAACCTGGCAGGGGCATATAGCCAACGCCAGGGCAAAGTTGCTGGCGTTGCCACCAAAAGCCGCCGCCCAGGTTGCGGGCATGGAAAGCTACCTGGAAGTCGAGCAATTGATTACAGAATTAATAAATGAATCATTGGATGAATTAGAAAATGACGGACTACCTAAGCAATATCTTAAAAGCGTTGAAACAATCGCAGCAAATATGGAAGTCGCCGCCGAAGCTAACAGTTAGCGAATGGGCCGACGAAAACCGCCGGCTATCACCCGAATCAAGCGCGGAACCCGGACGCTGGCGAACCAGCCGTGCCGAATATCAGCGCGAAATTATGGACACGGTGGCCGACCCGACGATTGAAACGATTGTCATTATGTCCTCGGCCCAGGTGGGCAAGACGGAAATTATTAATAATATCGTCGGTTACTTTATCGACCGCGACCCAGCACCGATGATGGTGTTGCAACCGACCGTGGATATGGCCAAGACCTGGAGCCATGACCGGCTAGCGCCAATGGTGAGAGACACGCCGTGCTTAAAAGAATTAATAGCCGACAATAAAAGCCGCGCGTCGAGTAATACGCTATTTCACAAATCCTTTCCAGGCGGTCACATTACAATGACCGGCGCAAACTCACCCACCGGCCTAGCGTCGCGTCCCATTCGTGTGGTGTGCTGCGACGAGGTGAGCCGCTACCCGCAAAGTGCTGGTGCCGAGGGCGACCCGGTAAACTTGATAAGAAAACGTGCAACAACATTCCACAATCGCAAAATCATTTTAACCAGTACGCCAACGCTAAAGGGAGCGTGTCGAATTGAGCAAGAGTTTTCCATTTCGGACCGGCGGTATTTTAACGTGCCTTGTCCTCATTGCGACCACGCCCAGCGGTTGCAGTGGGCTAATGTACAATGGCCCGAAGGTAAGCCCAGCGCCGCCGTGATGGTGTGCAAAGAATGCGGCGGCGTTATCGAAGATAAACACAAGCCCAAAATGTTGCGTGCGGGTAAATGGATTGCTGAAAACCCAGGCGGTAAAATCGCCGGGTTTCATTTAAACGAATTGTATTCGCCGTGGCGCACGTTTGCCGATGTGGCCGAGGATTTTGTGGAGGCGAAGAAAAACCCGGAGACATTAAAGACGTGGGTAAATACCAGCCTGGGCGAAACCTGGGAAGATGCCGGCGACAGCTTGAGCGAGCATTTATTAGCAGAGCGTAAAGAAAACTATGCCATCGATGCGATACCGCCGGAGGTTTTGCTATTAACCGCTGGCGCTGATATTCAAAAGGACCGCATAGAAATATCAATAGTTGGTTGGGGATTGGACCAGGAGTGTTGGGTGCTAGATCACCGGGTATTGTGGGGCGACCCAACACAGCAAAAAGTGTGGCATGAGTTAGAAGAGGTTTTAACACAAACATACGACGGCCACCGTATTGCAGGAAGTGCAATCGACAGTGGATATTTGACAGAATATGTTTATCAGTTCACTAAGCCCAGGTCGAGCCGCCGGGTGTTTGCAATCAAAGGCCAGGCTGGCATGGGTAGGCCGTTAACGACCAAGCCGAAGCCGGTGGGACGCACTAGAACGCCGATGTATACCATTGGTGTGGATACGGCCAAGCGCACGATATACAGCCGCCTACGCCTTACAAGTGGCGAGGGTTACATACACTTTGGCGTGGACTTTGACGACGAATACTTTTTGCAATTAACCGCCGAGAAAATGGTCACTAAATACCGCCGTGGTTTTCCTGTAATGGAGTTTGTAAAAACCCGCGAGCGTAACGAGGCGCTTGACTGTTTGGCATACGCTTATGCCGCCCTGGATAACCTTAATGTGAAGCTAGCCGCCTTGGCAAACCGCCGCGCGAAAAGGGCAAACAAAGTGCCCGATGTACCCGAAAAAGTTAACCCGCTAGCGCCCGAATCGCCGCCACAAAATAGGCCAGCTAAAAAAGGCCGCCCACGGCGAAAGGGGAGTTTTGCCACGCGGTTTTAACTGCGCTTTCATAAGTTTGCATTGAAACTAATATACGCCTATGCCTAAGATTAATTATCTTGGGCGCGTATTGCATGGCTAACCTTTTTGATTCTGCGAATTACCCACAGCGCGAGCCGTTGGCCTTAGTTGTCGCCGACCGCTGGACGTGGAAACGCGACGACCTGGCCGACTATCCGGCCGCGAGTTATACGCTTAAATATGCGTGCCGCCTAGAGGCCGCCGGATCTACTGAAATAGAGATCACGGCAACGGCAAACGGCACCGCGTTTAAAGTCGAAGTGGCAGCGGCAACGACCGCCGCATTTACCATTGGCATTTACCATTGGCAAGCCTACATTACCCGCGACAGCGACAGCGAGCGCGTAACGGTAGACACCGGCACGTTTGAAATTCGTGCAAACCGCGACCTGGCAACAGGCGACCCGCGTGGCCATTACAAAATTGTCCTCGACAATATCGAAGCCGTAATAGAAAAGCGCGCCACCAAAGACCAAGAAAGCTATTCAATCAACGGCCGTTCACTTACTCGCACGTCACTCGACGAGCTGGTGCGATTACGAGACACCTACCGCGCCAAATATCTCACAGAATTAAACCGCGAGCGCGCTCGAAAAGGGCTAGGGCACCGTGGCCGATTGTTAACGAGGTTTAAATAAAATGGGCTGGTTTAGCAAAACCGAAGCGCCAGCGAAGCGCAAACAGAAAATACAAAAGCGACGTTATTCGGCGGGGGTTATCGACCGCCTAAGTGGCGACTTCAAAGGGTCTACGCTTTCCGCTAATGGTGAGCTAGTAGGCAGCCTGGCAATTATGCGCAGCCGTAGCCGTGAGTTGTGCATGAACAACGACTACGCGCGCAAATTCTTGGCCATGACGTCGGCCAATGTCATTGGCACCCACGGTATCAAGATGCAAGCCAGGTCGCGCCGCGACGACGGCACATTAGACCGCGCCGACAACCAGGCTATTGAGGCCGCATTTGCCGATTGGGCTAATATCGAATCTTGCACAGTGACCGGTCGCCAAAGCTGGATTGACTTACAGAATATGGCCATTAAATCCATTGCCCGTGACGGCGAGGTTTTGGTGGTTATGGTGCGCGGCTTTGACAACAAGTTTGGTTTTGCCCTGCAAGTCGTTGAAGCCGACCAGCTAGACGAAAATTACAACACGACCCTGGGCAATGGCAACCGCATTGTGATGGGCGTCGAATTGAACGAGTGGGGCGCGGCAGTTGCGTACCATCTATTAACAAGCCACCCAGGCGACAGCACCACACTATTTAAAGGCCGCAATTACAAGCGAGTCAATGCCGCCGACGTTATCCATCTATATATGTCAGAGCGCCCAGGTCAAGCCAGGGGCGTGCCATGGATGCACACCGCTATAAACCGACTTAACCAGGTTGGCGCTTATGAAGAAGCCGAGTTAATTGCCGCGCGCATTGCATCTAGCAAGATGGGCTTTTACACAAGCCCGGACGGCGACGCCTACGTGGGCGACGAGGACGACGACGGCAACCTGTTATTCGATATGGAGCCGGGCGTTTTAGAGCAATTGCCCGCCGGCATGGACTTTAAAGCATTCGACCCACAGCACCCAACGAGCGCCTACCAGGCGTTTATTAAAACCGCGTTGCGTGGTGCAGCCAGTGGCTTAAACGTGGCCTATAACACCCTAGCTAATGACCTGGAGGGCGTTAACTTTTCGTCTATCCGGTCGGGCGTATTAGAAGAAAGGGAGCAGTGGCGCACCATTCAAAACTGGTTATCTCAGCAGCTTTGCCGCCCGGTGTATCGCGCCTGGTTGGTGCAAGCGTTAACGACGCAAGCCTTGCCATTGCCACAGCGCAAGTACGACAAATTTACA